ACGCCGCAGGACATCAAGCGGGCGGTGATACGGCATACGCAGCGTGTTGAGCTGGCGCTGAGATGTGAGCAGGCGGCAAGGTGGTTGGTGGGGGAGTGATGACATTTCACCCGATAGCTGACATCTTCCCTTTGCTGACAGGACAAGAATATCAAGAGCTCGTTGAAGATGTGAGACAAAACGGGTTACTTGAGCCTATCTGGTTACATGAGGGCAAGATACTTGATGGGCGTAATCGCTATCAAGCTTGTGTTGACGTGGACGTTGAACCGTCCTTCAGACAGTGGAATGGTGAGTGTGGCGATCCTGTCAGCTTTGTGATTGCAATGAACTTGCACCGTCGCCACTTAGATAGTAGTCAACGGGCGGCTTGTTCAGTTGAGGCGTTGCCGTTCTATGAGGAAGAAGCAAGGAAGAGGCAGGCTACTAATACAGGAAAATTTCCCAAAATCTATAGAGAGCAGGTGGAAATTTTTCCACAAGCCAATAGTATAAATACTGAGGATTCTCCGAGTAAATCACGCGACCAAGTAGCCCAAGCCTTCGGTACAAACGGACGTTATGTGCAAGACGCCAAGAAATTGGCAGAGGAAGAGCCAGAGTTATTTGAGCGGGTCAAGGCTGGGGAATTGACTATTCCGAAGGCCAAGCAACAGATGGCCCGGCAACGAGTACCAGAGCCAACCGAAACACCGCCTTTCCCCAAAGAGCGATATAGATGCATTGTCATTGACCCGCCGTGGCCTGTTAAGAAAATCGAACGCGAAGAACGACCTAACCAAGGTGTTGAGCTTGACTACCCTACCATGTCACTTGATGAGATAGCCGTCTTACCCATCGCTGACCTGGCAGATGAAAGCGGTTGTCACCTTTACCTATGGGTTACACAAAAGTATTTACCGGCTGGATTGGAAATGGTCAAGAGTTGGGGTTTCAAGTACCAATGCTTGATGACCTGGCGCAAGAACGTGGGCATTACACCCTATTCGTGGATGTATGATACTGAGCATGTCATCTTTGCTCGGATGGGCAATTTACCGCTTGAGCGATTGGGATTGCGTTTGTCCTTTGAAGCGAAAGTCAATGGGCATTCGGTTAAGCCCGATGTTTTTTACATTGAGCGGGTGATCATGGCCAGCCCTGAGCCCAGATTAGAAATGTTTGCAAGGAAAGAGCGTGATGGTTTCAGCGTATGGGGCAACGAGGTTGCCGCCCTGGGAAGTTGATTTTAACTGGCAACGCCGGTTTATACCGGAATTGAAACGTATTTGCGGAGAGCATCTCATAGGTGAGGCACCCTACGAGGAGGACGCAGAGCGCAATACAGACTTGGTTGTCTTGAAGCTTGACCCCGTTCGTGTGGCTTGTCGTGTCAGGCGTTATAAATACTACCAGAAATACCCGGATGAGTTCACTATCCGTTCAAATAGGCCAAACGGCAACAAGACAGAATTGGCAAAGATCATAGAGGGTTGGGGGGATTACATACTCTATGGCTTTTGTGATGAAGAGGAGGTGCAATTGATTTCTTGGGTTTTGGGCGACCTCACGGTATTTCGTCTATGGTTTACTTCCTATTTGGCTAAGCACCAAGGACGAACACCGGGAATAGAAAAGCCCAACCATGACAACTCTTCATCTTTCCGAGTGTTCAGCATCAATGATCTGCCAAAGAGTTTCGTAACTGCTCGCCTCACAGAAGAAACACCAATGCAAATGGAGCTTAGCCTATGACCCCCAACCTCCTCGCACTCTACGAAACCTATCACGCCTGGCTGGCCTGCTACGCCTCCAGGCCGACGCTGACTCAACTGGCGCGGGCATGTGGCGAGGCACGGGGCCGGGTGTATGCCCGGTTGTGGCGACTTAAGGAAATGGGGCTGATTTAGTGTGTGACGATGTCTGAAAATGTCCATTTTTCGGCAAGACAACTTAAATTTATTGACTGGCTGGCAATGACCAAATATGACCGCCTGCCTGCGACTCAAGCGCTGTTGGCAGAGGAATTGGGTCTTAATCCGCGCACCTTGACCCGCTGGAAGCAGATACCCGAGTTACAACAAGCCGTTCAAGAACGGACACGCGAACTGTTAGGCAACCGGCTACCGGAAATCTACGGCGCGTTGGGTAGGGAAGCGGAAAAGGGCAGCTTTCAGCACATCAAGCTGGCGTTGGAGATGACCGGGGAGTACACACCAACCGAACGCCAGGAGATCACCGGTGCCGACGGCGCAGACCTGCGCCTGGTGATCCTACCAGCCAAGGACGATGACTGATAATGGCGACATCCAACCTATACCCGGCTCACCTCAAGAGCGATTCCTTAAATCGTCCGTCCGTGAGGTCGGCTATGGCGGCGCGGCCGGCGGCGGCAAGTCGTTCGGTCTCATTCTGGATGCGCTATATCAAATCGGCAAGCCGGGTTACAATGCGCTGCTATTGCGGCGCACCTATAAGCAATTATCCGGCGCGGATGGCCTCATCGCCCTCAGCCGGCAGGTGTACACCCAACTGGGTGGGCACTACGTCAAGAGCGAGCATCTGTGGGAATTCTCGGACTATCCGGGCACCATCCGCTTTGGACACATCGAGCACGACAACGACCTGGAACAGAACTACGAGGGCCACCAGTACGCTTATCTGGGCTTCGACGAACTTCAGACCTTCACTGAGCGCATGTACCTGTACCTGTTCAGCCGCAACCGGTCGAGCAACCCGGAGGTCAAGCCCTTCGTGCGCTCGACGTTTATGCCGGGCGGTATCGGGCATTTTTGGGTCAAGAAACGGTTCATTGACTCGGACATCGAGAACCGGGTACGCTACTTCCGGCGCGTGGACGGCATCGACAAACGGGTGGGTCCGCGTGATCCCATGGCCGTGGCTCGCCAGTTTATCCCGGCTCGCCTGGAGGACAACCCGTATCTATACCAGGACGGACAAGGCGCTTACGAGCAGGGCCTGCACCAGCTCGAAAGCGTGGACTTCAAGCGCCGGCGTTTTGGCGACTGGGACATCCGGCGCACCGGGCGGGTATACCACGCCTTCCTGGAGCCGGGGCCGGCGTCTCATGAATTGGATCTGCGCAAGGCCGTGGGCTTTTATCACGGCCACGACTTTGGGGCCGTCAATCGCGCCTGGGGTCTGTTCGCCAAGATCGGCAAGACCTATTACCTGATACACGAGGAACTCTTGCCCGAGGGCACGACGCAGATCAGGGCCGGCAAGATCAAGGCCCACTTCAAAAACCGGAAGGTAGTCGCCGGCTGGGGTGGTGCCAAGAGCGAAAAGCAACAGCGACTGGATTACCAGCAGGTCGGCGTGGCTATCCGTGAACCCAGGGTGACCGACGTCGAGAGCCAGATCGACATGGCCAACCAGATGCTGGAGAGTGGCGAACTGGTCATCTGTTCGGACATGACGCTGACCATCGACCAATTGGAGAACTGCGTCCGGGACGAAAAGGAAGGCATCGCCGACAAGAGCGTCTGGCATCACCTGGACGTATTGCGCTATTTCGCAGGCGGGGCCGGGCGATTGCCGAAAGCCAAGGTAGCCATGGTGGAGTGGTAATATGAGCGACGCAACCAAGAGCATCGAGCAAGCACAGGCCGACAGTTTTCAGCACCGGGCTACCCAGGAAGCGCAGGGCCGGCTACCGCTGTTACTCTTTATGCAACACGCCGGCGAGATCATCGCGCCCTGGTGGAGCAAAAGGCGCGACATCGACCTGGACCGATTCGCCAAACAATCCGACCACTACAGCGGCGCGGTGTACGTGCTCAGCTCCAAGTTGAGCAGCGTACCGTTTCGGGTCGAGCCACGCGACGCCAGCGTCGCCCGCTGGCGTAAATTGGCCGACGAGTACCAGTACCGGCTGGAGTCGGAGAGTGAGTTCGGGCAGGGCTGGCAGATCACCGTTACCAAATGGCTGACGGATCTGTATAACCAGGATAACGGCGCGTTCCTGGAGGTCATCGGCGGCGGCCCGAAAGACAAGGCCATCAAGGGCCTGCCGGTCGGCATCGCCCACCTGGATAGCCAGCGCTGTACGCGCACCGGGTCGGTGGAATACCCGGTCATCTACGAGGACATCGACGGGCGCATGTACAAGCTGCACCGATCGCGCGTGCTGTTCCGCTCGCAGATGCCCAGCGCGCGGGCCGACATGTATGACGTGGGCCTGTGCTGGCTGTCGCGCTGCATCAACGTCGCGCAATCGCTGGTCGACGTGCTGGTCTACAAGCAGGAGAAGCTGGGCTCACGCCCCAAGCGGGCCATCGGCATCACCCAGGGCGGCCTGGATCCGGAGGCGGTAAACGAGGCGCTGGCGCTGGCCGACAGCGTGATGGACGCGCAGGGATTGCGGCGCTTCTCAAAGATACCGTTCTTGGGTGACCCATCGCTGCCCGACGCCGACATTCTTATCAAGGACATGGCCAGCCTGCCCGACGGTTTCGACTACGAGCAGGACGTCACGCTGGGTATGTTCGCCATGGCGCTGGCCGGCGCTGTGCCACCTCGCTGGCTATGGCCGGCGACCACGACCGGGGCCACCAAGGCCGACGCCATGTACCAGCACGTGGCTGGCCTGACGGGCGGACCGGGTGCGACGCTGCAACTCATCGCGCAGCTGCTGGCCGGCCCGGAGCGGGGCAACGTGCCGCTGCCGACCGACGTACCACACTTCCTGCCGCCTCAGCTCAGGATGGTATTTGACTTCCAAGACGACGAGCAGGACCGCACCCAGGCCGAGATCAGCAAGGTGCGGGCCGAGACCAGGGAACGCGACTTGGGCGCCGGCGTCATCGACGTGCGCGTGGCACGCGAGCAGATGCTGAAAGACGGCGAGATCACGGACGACGAATTCGAGAATCTGGAACTGGCCGAGGGCCGCACACCCGACGGCGAGGACGTGCTGAACCTGTTCTACAGCCCCGACGCCGACATTCAGGCGCTGCTCGACGTGGGCGTGCCCGATCCGCTTCTGGTGTTGGTCAACGACCCGGTTGTGGTACTGGCCGGCGTCGAAACGGCCATGCTGACGGCGCGCGACATTCTGACCAACGCCAGCATAGCCAGCGAGCGCACCAAGGCGCGGTATGCACTGGCGGCGCTGGGCGTGCTCAAGGAACTGTATCTTGAGCAGGCGCTGGGCGAAGAGGAGGCGGAAGGGGAAGAGGAAGCGCAAGAGGAAGTGCAAGAGGAAGAGGGCGAGACTGAAGGCGAAGAGGAAGAGGCGCAAGAGTGAGTTGGCACCCTGGCATGCCTAAAGAGTACCGTAACCAGATTGTCACTGGCGATGCGCGGGAACTGGTGAAAGCGATTCCTGACGAGTCGATTGACCTCGTGTTCACCGACCCGGTGTATGACCGCATTGACGATTATAGGTGGTTGGCAGAGACGGCGGCGAGGGTGTTGGAGCCGGAACAGATGGAACTAGCCCTATGACCACCAAGCAAGGCCCTGCCCAACGGGCGCAACGCCTCCAGGAACAGATGCGCCGTGGCGCAACCGGCGGCATCGGCTACGGCGCGCGCGTGGGCCAGACCATCCGCGGCGCGTTGGGACGTGGCGCCGGCGGTCGCTTCGTCCGGGCCGCCGACCGTGAGACGCTGCGCGAACGCAACGCCCGTTTGCGGGCCATCCTGGCCGGCGTGCGTGAGTACCTGGCTACGTCCAGGCCGGCAAGCCAGGCGACCGGGACACGACGCGCACGTAGGGCACAGCCCCGCCTTAACGTGATGGAGCTATTGGCCCGCAATCGGCAGGCGCTGGCGCAGCGCATCGTGGCAGAGGGCCATTTCAGCCAGGCTCAGGCGACCACGTTTCTGGCCTTCATCGAGGGCGAGGCATTGACCGACGAGCAGCGGGCCGACCTGGTAGCCGCCGGCTTGATCGACGAGGCCGGCAACCTGACGCGGGCCGGGCGATTGCTCAAGGCGGCGTACAATCGTGAGAAGATAGGGCAGGCGAAGCGGGCGTTGGATATGACTACCAAAGAAGGAATACGTACCAAGTCAATGCTTGAATTCGGGCGATCCATTCGGGCAGCGGCACGCCCTTTATGGCGCGATGAGGAAGGCGCTTATTATTTTTTTGTGGACACGCTCAACAGTGCGATCTTTCGCGGCTATGAGCAGGCGTGGCGCGAAGGGGAAAAGATGTGTGGTATACGCCCCGAGGAACGCACGCCAGAGGAGCAAGCGAAGCTCGCCAATTTTATCAGCATAGCCCAAAGCCGTGTTATTTCGCTGGCTGATTTTGTCCAGGAGCACAGCCGGCAGAACGGCGGCAAGTGGGGCGACTTGCAGTACCGGCTCAACATCTGGATTAACAGGTACGGGGAAGTCAAGGCCCATGCGCAACAGGTTAGTTGCGAGAATCAGAAATTGATGTGGGTTTACGGGGATACTGAGCATTGCGTTGACTGCTTGAATTTGAATGGGCGTGTTTATAGGGCAAGCGTCTGGGCAAAATATAATCTAAGACCAAGAATGAGGGAGCTTAGTTGCCATGGCTATAACTGTCAATGTCGCTTTGTGCCAACTGATGAGCCGGTA